CGCAAAGTAGTTATGGAGTAGTTAAATGAGAGGAATTCACCTCCCGCCCGATTCGGGTCCGTGCGCTCGTAGAGGGCGAGCACTCGGTTGAGCAGTTCCATTCTGAGCTTTGGGGTCGCCCAGAGATTGAAACCCATCGGGGAGAGAGTCTGTACTAGATTCCCCTTGTCATAGAGCACCTGCTCCTCGCTCACCCCCGGCTGCCTGGCCAGTGGCCCTCCCACGGTCAGCCGGAGTTTATTGCGCCTGAGCGACCGGAGGGCCACCCAACTTGCGTATCGCCCCCCGAAGACGAGCGAGTGGGCCTTACGGGCCTTGAGTTCCATCTCCCGGTGAAAGGAGAAGAACTCGAGGTCCTCCGTAAGCAAATCGACCACACGGTCAATTTTCCTGTACCACCCGCGGCGGCCGAAGTCCTCTGGAGGCGGACGTTTCTCGAACCCCCCCTGTTGGAGGATGAACGCGTCATACAAGTAGTGCATGACACGGTTGACGACATGGTGGTTGCCCATGTTCTCCACCCAGGCCGCTACTAGGCGCTCGATGTGATCAGTCAGGGTACGGACTCGACCCTCCGGGAAAAGGATGTTCTGGACAACCTCGGCCGTGGGGCGGATGCACATGGTGCTCCCACTTGAGACGTCTGGTTTAAAGTAGTGCGACAAGAACTTCGCTCTGTCTGAAAACACGTACGTCCACCGGTGGGTGGCACCGGGCGCCGGGCCAATCGGCTCCTCGCTCAAGGTGAGGAACTTCTCAGCATACGTGAGGGGCCTCCCAAGCTGGTAGGCCTTCTCGCGGCGGTAACGCCCTATGACGGCGCGGGAGTGGTCATCTATGTCGTCGGGGACCCTGGGCTGGGCAAAACCGACGAAGAGGTGGGTGCCGATAGTGGTCTTCTCAACACTCAACTCATGTCCAAACTCGGTGCCAAAGTGCCGCGCCAATCTAAACAGGTCGTTCGTGGCGCGTGTCCGCCTTTCGGCGCGGGTCCCCCCGTAAGTGGTCCCGATCAAATTGTCGTCTCCATGTACAAAGACGACAGACTCTCCCGCGCCAGTGGCCGCGAGAGCGTCCTGCCACATCATTGCATTAATGATGGAGTCCAGGAGGGCGGTCAGCCCACTGCCGGACGGAACTCCCCCCGCCTTTTTGACGACGCGCCCAGTGTAGAGGACCACCTCACTGTAAATGACCTCCTCCTCGAGCCAGTCGAGCAGTCGGTCATCTTGAGTCTCGGTCCCACGGGCTGCACCAACAGCGCACCTGATGACGTCAAAGGCCCGCGCAATGAGCTTCGGGCCGCATCTAACGTCAAACTGCGAGAAGTCACCGTTGATGAACGTGTCGTGCCGCTGGAGCCGCGACGTCAGGCGAGTGGGATCGTTCCCGAACTTGTTGAAACCGTTAGTGATCACTTTCATCTTGCGATGAAGGACGTCCAACAGGGGCCCGGAGTACCTGGCGGCCACGATCGACTCGTGCTGGTCCGCCATGAAGACGGCCCGTCCGAAGGGCTTGAGCAGCTCTCCCTTGAGAAGGTTCTTGGCCTTCTCGGTGAGTTTAGTACGGCCGGCCAGTGCGTAACGGGGAGTTAGGAAGCCTTTGACGTCGCGAGATTCTGCTCTCTCGACGACCTCCCGCGCCATGTCCATGGCGAGCGCCACTGACTCGTACTTGCGCTTAAAGCCAAGCGCCTTAAAAGTGGGGCCGGGGTTGGCACCCAGATTGATGGTCGTGGACCGGGCGGCTTCTTGGAAGTCGAAGGGCCGGACAGTACCGGGCACGAGGCCGATGAATCTACACTGCTCCTCTACTGTGTAGCGCCACCGGCACGGGGCAAGGTACTCCCTGTCGAGATCGCGGATCGTCTTCCACCCGTCGTCCATCCCCCCACCCCTCCTCTCGAGGACTGAGAACTTTGACAGCATTACTGCCTCTCCCCCGCCCAGCACTCGCATCGAAGAGGCGAGGAACCGGTTGGTGGGACACGGAGTTGAGAGGTCCGTGGAGTAGGGCGGATATTCATCCGGCAGCGTTTCCAGGATCTGGAACCGATTAGTAGTGACGATTCTAATATCGTCTTTTAGCTCCCGGCCGCTGAGTGGGCCGGTGAATTTAGTGCTGGGGTGTGCCAGCCGGTGCAGAGTGCACCACTTACTGAGGAGCAATCTCCTCAAGGCCGGCAGCGGCCGGGTGAGGGCGTACTGCTTCCGCAGCCGCACCACCAGGCGCTCGTCCTCGGGCCTCTGCGACCCGAGCCCTGACGTCAGTCTCGTTGCGGAGGCGACGAAAAGACTCGTAGACGCTTCTCTCCGCGTTCTGGATCTTATTGGCTCGAGCCGTTGCCAAATAAGACTCCTGCGTGTAGCGAGCGCGCAGGTCGGAGGAGGCTTCGAACCTCTGCACCAGAGTCTCTCTCTCAACTCGAGAGAGCGTTACGTCGCGTGCGCGACGGACCTCGCCCCATTGAGGAACGGCGATC